GCGATCCGCAAGCAACACCTGATCGAGTTGGTAAACCCATTTGGCAAAATGCTTTAGAAGATACTATGTCTTATATTGGTTTTGTATCTGAAGAAAAGCGCGATGACATTTTGAGTGAAGTGAAGTTTCTATTAGACCCTTCTTGGTCAAGAACTTACGGTGAACACTTTAATCGTGTTGTGATCGATGCGATGATTCAGGGTGTTGTTCCGATTGCTCGGAATCTTGGTGTGTCAGATAATGAAGAAGGAGTTGGGTTACTTAAACCTGGCAAAAATTATTTGATGATTCCTTGGAACGCAACACCGAAACAGTTTGGTGATCTTTGTAATCAATATTTAAGTTTGACGGAAGATGAGTATAATGAAATAGTAGATCACAATCTAGAGTTCATAAAACTCTTTGACCGTAAAGAAGTTGCTAAACAATATGTCGATCTAGCATATAAGCAGCTTCCTGTTAAGATGGGTAAATATGATGCAGCATTAGACAAAACTATAGATTCTGTTTGGTGCGATCATTTCGGATTTAAGGATCGATTAGACGCTTTTAATACATTAGAAGATCTATTTGGTTGACTATATAATACTGTGGTTTGAAACATTTAATTTGGAGTTAACATGCAATTAGAAGTAAAAGTAGAAGAGCTGCGCAAAAATAAACTTTTTGTTGCAACACCAATGTATGGTGGCATGGCTCACGGGATGTTTGTCAAATCCTGTTTGGATTTACAATCAGTTTGTTCGCAATATGGTATTGAGGTTCGTTATTCGTTCATTTTTAATGAATCCCTCATTACTCGTGCTCGTAATTATCTAGTTGATGAATTTCTTCGCGCTGAAGGATTCACTCATATGCTTTTTATCGATGCTGATATTCATTACGATCCGCGCGATGTAATCGCACTTCTTGCCCTAGATAAAGACATTATTGGTGGACCATACCCAAAAAAATCCATTAAATGGGGCGCTATCAAAGAAGCTGTCAAAAGACATCCAGATTTACCTGTAACTGAAATGGAAAAAGTTGCTGGTGACTTTGTCTTCAACCCAGCTCCAGGAACAGAAAAGTTTTCAGTTGCAGAACCAGTAGAAGTCTTAGAGATCGGAACTGGATTCATGCTAATAAAACGTGCGGTGTTTGATAAATTTAAAGATGCATACCCTGAGCTCCGTTATAAACCTGATCATGTTGGTCAAGCAAACTTCGATGGCTCACGATATATCCATGCATACTTTGATACTGTCATTGATCATGGAAAGAGCGATCGTTACTTGTCAGAAGACTATATGTTCTGTCAGTGGTGGCGTAAACTCGGTGGTCAGATTTGGCTCTGCCCATGGATGAAGACGCATCACATCGGCACTTATGCATTTACTGGTGATATGCCAGCTGTTGCAAACTACGTTGGTACTCTCTAAAAAAGAGGAACTTTGTTATGATCGTGGGTCTTGTTGGCTTCATTGGAGCAGGTAAAGGCACAGTTGCAGATCTCTTGGTTGAACGTCATGATTTCTTCAAAGAGAGTTTTGCAAGCAGCGTCAAAGATGCCTGTGCCACGATCTTCGGTTGGGATCGCGCATTACTTGAAGGCGATACAACTGAATCAAGAGCATGGCGTGAACAACCAGATGCATGGTGGTCTAAGAAACTCGGCAAAGAATTTTCGCCAAGATTAGCACTCCAGCTAATGGGCACAGAGGCAGGTCGTGATGTATTTCACCCTGACCTCTGGGTCCACACTGTCTTGCGTCGTTGTGAAAATGCACCTTACAATAACTATGTAATTGCTGATGTTCGTTTTCCAAATGAAATCAATGCAATTGTAGAATCTGGTGGCAAGGTTGTTCGCGTTCGCCGTGGTGATGATCCTGAGTGGTATTCTCTTGCGCGAGAATGTAATATCTATAACAAATTTGAGATAATGCAGAATGCATATCCAGAAGTTCACTTCAGTGAATGGGCATGGATTGGATCGCACTATGACATAGTAATGGACAATAATTGTGATCTTGAAACGTTGAAAATAAGAGTTGACAATCTCGTTGATTCCCTGTATAATAATCGTGTTGAGCAAATTGAGGATGTAAATTATGAAGCTGTCTGATAATACTGTGTCTGTTCTAAAGAACTTTTCGACTATTAATCAAAGTTTGCAGTTTAAGAGCGGTAAAGTTTTGCGAACTATCTCTCCATTGAAAACAATTTTTGTCGAAGCAAATGTAGCAGAAGAGTTTGATTCGACTTTTTGTTTGTTTGATTTAAATAAACTTCTTGCCAAGATCTCCCTCTATAAAGATGCTGAGCTTGGATTCGGTGAAGATCGTCTAATGATTGCCACAGAAGATAAAAAGAAATCAGATTATATTAAATTTTGTTCTGAAAAGGTAATCGTGACGCCTCCAGAAAAACAAATCACTCTTGACAATCCTGATTGCGAGTTTTCGCTTTCACAAGAAGATCTAGAGTGGATGCGTCGTAGTGCTGGCATCTCTGGTTCACCAAACTTTGTCTTTGAGAGCGATGGTGCTACCATTACTTTCATGGCTACAGATCTGAAAGATGATTCAGCTGACCAGTCTAAGATTGAAATTGGTACTAGCGAGAAGAAGTTTCGTATTGCCATGAAAGTTGAAAACTTCAAGATGATGGATGGTTCTTATGATGTTGCAGTTTCCAAAAAAGGTCTTGCTCGTTTTAAGAACAAAGATGTAGATATTACTTACTTCATCGCGATTGAAGCAGCTAACTCTAAGTTTGGAGAAGAATAATGGCACTCGATAGAGCAAAGGTTTTGGGTTGCCTTCAAGAAATCTCAAACTCACTCACGCGTGTTGAAGCAGAACGAGATCTCATCAAAGAGATTCTTCAGAAGATGCAAGATGAGTGCGAGATCCCAAAGAAGCTCGGTCGCAAACTGGCGCGAACATATCATAAAAGAAATTATGAAGAAGAAGTGGCGGAACAAAGCGATTTTCAAACTATCTATGAGAATGTCGCTAAATAAAAACATGGGGTGCAACTATTCTTGTTGACAACACATTCCGCCAGACTGCCGTTGTGAGGGTTCACCTCCTCCACCCCATCTTCTCTTTTTGGAGTTTATATTATGAACACAAGGCGTAATTTCTTCAAGTATCTTGGTCTTGCTGGTGGCGTTGCTGGTGGTGGTATTGTAGCCGCTGCTGCTGTTCTTCCTGATGCTGAGAAGCGTGAAGTAATAAAAGAAATTCAAGCCGCTAGTTACAATGGCAAGTTGACAATTGGCACTGAGTATGGTCAAGTTGCATCACCAGACGGCACAATCGGTTGTGGTCCAAAATTTGTTCCAGGAACACAAAAGCATGTAACCGCAAGTATGACCGTCGGTCCTGATGGCGAGATGTACTTGCTTACAAACGGAAAATGGCGTAGAATAGTAACTGAATAAGCAATCAGGAGTTATATTATGAATGAAGTGTTGTGGGTTGAAAAATACCGTCCTCATACTATTGCCGATTGTATTCTTCCTGATGAATACAAGGCAACTTTCCAATCTTATGTTGATCGCAAAGAGATTCCCCATCTCTTGCTTTGTGGTGGTCCAGGTGTTGGCAAGACCACAGTTGCCAAAGCACTCTGCGATGAAATTGGCTGCGACTATCTAATGATCAACGGTTCGGATGAATCAGGTATTGACACCTTCCGAGTCAAAATCAAAAACTACGCATCCGCGATGTCTCTTAGTGGTGGTAAGAAAGTCATCATCATTGATGAGGCAGATTATCTGAACCCAAACTCAACTCAGCCAGCCATGCGCGCTGCGATGGAAGAATTTGCTCATAACTGCACTTTCATCATGACTTGTAACTATAAGAATCGTATCATTGAACCATTGCATTCACGATGCGCTGTAATTGAGTTCAAGTTGCGTAAAGAAGACAAGCCAAAGATGGCTGCTGCGTTCATGAAGCGTGCAGTTGAGATTCTGAATCTTGAAAAAGTTCCATTTGATAAAACTGTCCTAGCTGAAGTCGTCAAGAAGCACTTCCCAGATTATCGCCGTGTTCTAAATGAACTTCAAAGATATTCTGTAAGCGGAAAAATTGATGCTGGTATTCTAAAGAGCATTGCTGACGTCTCAATCACTGAACTTGTAACAGCATTGAAAGATCAAAACTTCGGTGCAATGCGCAAGTGGGTCGCTGACTTCGGTAGCGATGATCCTGCTGTAGTCTATCGTAAGATCTATGATAGTCTCTATGATATTATGGATAAGTCGACCATTCCGAATGCAGTTGTGATCCTTGCTCGTTATCAGTACCAATCGGCTTTTGTTGCTGATCAAGAACTGAACATGGTCGCGTGTCTTACGGAGATGATGGTCGAAGTGAAATTCCTTTGATTTTTGAGTTTTTACCTTTGCGCAATTCGCTCCATCTTTGTTTTACTTCATCTGAATGTTTGCGACCAAACATAGGATTTTTGTCACCAATTTGTGGATTTTTTGCTTTGGTGTCGCGAATTTTTTGTTTTGTTTCTTCAGATAGGGTAACACCTTTGCGTGGACTTGCTCGACCTTTTGCTTTTTCTGCAATTATTTGTTTAGTTGCTTCTGAATGGTTTCTACCGAACATTGGATTTAGTTCGCCGTCAACGTTTGGTTGCCTTGTTCCTCTTGTTGAAATTATCTCATGCTGAGGGACTTCATTCAACATTTGATCGCTGATAGATGGATGTTCGATAAACTCTGTGTTGAGAATTTCGCAGAGTCGTTTAGAGATATTATAAGTATACATGCTGGTTACTCCTATTCAGTACTAGAGTCGGTGGATACTCGTAATATCGCGACCGACACCTTTATTTATAAATTATGAGGTTTTGAAATGTCAGATCTATTCAAAGAGATACTTCCCTCAATTCTTCAGACAAAGCAATATACACTTCTGACAGAGCAGGATGAAAAATCATATTCTCCATTCATGGTAAATCGAGCCTTATCTTATCACCGAGATACCGCACTTTTAGCCAATCAGATGAACCTTTATCCATCCACTGACAAAAAGCTACAATATGATTTTTTACTAAATATTGTACGCTCTTCGAAAAGACCATACTCAAAATGGTATAAGAAGGCAAAGAGCAGTGATTTGGATACTGTAAAAGAATACTATGGCTATAGTGACAGCAAGGCTGTCGAAGCTCTAAAAGTTCTATCCGAAGACCAGATCGCAGCGATGAAGAAACAATTGATTAAAGGATGAAGCATCATGGTCGAAAAATTAGTAGAAGTCACACTAGAAAAGCAAGACGACTTCCTCAAAGTTAGAGAGACATTGACTCGCATCGGAGTCGCCGCAAAGAACGAAAATGTTCTCTATCAGTCTTGCCACATTCTTCATAAACAAGGAAAGTATTACATTGTTCATTTCAAGGAACTCTTTGAACTGGACGGAAAACCAAGCAACATGAGCGATAACGACATTCAACGTCGAAATACCATCGCAAACCTAATGGCTGAATGGGGATTAGTCAAACTCGTGGATGCAGACAAAACGAAAGACAACGTCGCGCCGTTGAGCCAAATCAAGATTCTTCCATTCAAGGAAAAGAATAACTGGCAGCTGGTTTCCAAATATACTATAGGAAAGAAAAAGAAAGAGGATTGATTGTTATGATTCAACTTGGAATATATGCGCTTCGTGAAGGTGTTGAGTTGCCAGTTTATGGGACTTCAATGTCTACCTGTTTTGATCTCTCCTTCAATCCAGGAGAGGAAGAAATTAGAGGATATGATGAATGGAACAATCCATTTATTCGAAGCGCAGGAGCTCACGGTGAATGTCAGATCAGTCCAGGTGATCGCATTCTAGTTCCCACTGGTTTAGTGATGCAAATATCCAAGCATCCCACAATTGAATCATTTACCGACATTTTTGACGCCAAGGTTCAAATCCCTTTGCAAAACTATAGCATCCGTTTGCATGCAAGATCAGGATTGTCGCTCAAGCGAGGTCTCATTCTTGCAAATGCAGAAGGTGTGGTCGATGTTGACTATCAACAAGAAGTCTTTGTAATGCTTTGGAATATTTCTAAGATGCCAACTTTCATCAAGAAAGGCGATAGAATTGCTCAGGCTGAAGTGGTTTGTAATGTTCCGATTTCTATAGTAAAATTAAATTCTATGCCGCAAAAATATTCAGAAAGATCTAGCGGATTTGGCTCGACTGGAATTACTCTGAATACAGAAACGCCACCTATGGAAGAGTGGCAGGTCGACGGACCAACGAATTTCGCTAAATAGAAGTGGGTGCCCATAAGGGGTCCATAACTATGTCACTTGCTTATTAAAGGAGTACACAAATGACAAATATCACTACACTCACATCTATGGATCATCTTGATCGTTTGCTTCCAGCGGCACTGGGTTTCGACCAT